AGTATATATAATATAGGGGAGGTGTTATGCACTTCCCTTATATTTTTAATATATAGAACCACCTAATTTTTCACCAGCTTGTATTATTGGATTATTAGGGTCGTATGATCCTTTACTTCCAAACCAGCTACCTTGTTTATATATACTATCAGGTATTAAACCTTCGCCACGATTCATCCAAGGTAATGATTTTTTAATCCAACCACGAACGCTTTTTATAGCGTCACCTTTTTTTGTAACTGTACCAGCTAACAAAGGATTTTCACCTGAGGGACTTACTTGTCTATCAGATGGTAGCCTTCCATGTTTTCTAAAATAAACTGCTTCAGGACTGTTTTCAGCATACTTATATGTCTGAGTATTTAAACTATCTAATAAAGATTTAGGCATATTACTAGTATCTTCATAGTATTTATCATAAAAAGTTTGTGTAGTATATGGATGTAAACTATCTCCATGAACATAATTCCATTGGTCAACTCCAGCATCTGCTCCGTATTCCTTAACGTATCCACCAAGAGTTTTAACTCCACCTATTCCCAGCATACTACCAATTTTAGTTCTACCTATTTTTTGTGCTGTAGAATCTTGAGGATTTAAAAATTCATAATTTTTATTGTGTACATCCCTATGATGACCAAAAGCATGTGCACCTTCATGTAAAAAAGTACCTGCATCAGCTTCTGGGGATAAATAAATATCATCTGGAAGCCAACTATCTGGATTTGGACTATTTGGTCTATAAAAAGCATAACTATTATAATTTGTTTGATTTTCTGCGTTATCTATTCTTCTATATGTACTATCAGGAATGCCGCCATACATATTAATAGCATGAGCATCGAATAAATTTTGTATATCAGATGCTCTTTGTGGCTTTTTCATTTTCTTTTGAAATTTATCAAAATTTTCTTTAGGAAAATGAGACCACGATCTAGATACCCAATCAGGATCTAATCTATAAAACTTTCTCTGTTTATCAGATAAATCTTTTCTTTTAGTTGAGTGCTTATGTCCTTCAGCCATTATGATTCTCCTAACATTTCTTCTATTTGTTCTTGCTGCAAACCTCTACGTTCAGCTCTTCTAAGTCTACTTCTAGCTGCATTAACTGGAAGCCTAAGTGTTATTTCACCTACACGTTCTGGACTTTCAACAAGTTGTTTAATTTGTCGTATACCTCTACCAAAAGGAAACATAGTATATGCTGTATAGCTACTAAACTTTTCCCAATCACCAGTCAACAATTCCCATGCTGCATCTGGTATTCTAGCAATTGGTGGCTTTAACAAGTTTAAAGCCCCTAGTTTAGAGCCAAAGAAAGCCATGTCACGTTCTCTTTTGTCTCCATATAACGAATCTGCAATAGATTGTATTGTATCCAATGGAGGTGCTAGTGCAGTATCAAAGATACTAAACATAAATGCACTACCCATTGCAAACATAAACATATCTATTGTATATATATCTTTAAATCTTTCGTATTCAGGTGTACCTTTCCTGAAACCATATAACTTAGCTTGTCTGTAAAACTCCTTACGTACTCTTATAGAGTTCCAAACAAAAAGCTTGAATCTTGATAAAACTTTACCCATAGCAGTACGCATAAAAGCAGGTCTTGCTGAGTTCTGATATAAAAATTGAGTGTTTTCTATGCCACGCATAGCCATATCAAAAACAAAGTCATCTTTTATAGATAGTTCTCTACCTTCTACACCATATTTATTAATAGTTTGTATAGCATGTGCGGTAAAAGCATTTAAACGATTGACTTTTTCTGAGTGCTGCATAAAAAATGAACCATATTTTACCATAAGGTCTTTTACACCATACCTATCAATCACTTCTAATACAGTTTCTTCACCCTTACCTCTACCACTTTTTATAGCTTTAGTAATATCACGCTGTATATCTTTGATATTTACACCAGCTTTCTTTAAACCAGATGTTAAATCTGTGTTTACCTCAAATTCATTCTGTATAAAGTTGTCTATAACACCACGTTCTTCAAGATATTGAAGTAATTCTTTTTTAGTCTTAGCATATTTGCCATTGTTTAATTTAATTACGGGCTTACCATCTGCATCAGATAACAATCTTTTATATATCTGTTTATCACTAAATGATCTAAAAAAGTTACGCACCCCTGCACTACCAGCAGTCATAGCGTTACCACTAAATATATTAGTAGCCCACGTGCCCGTATTCGCCAGTAAACTCATTAACTGATACTGAGCCTCCATTCTACCAAATTCGTGGATTTTACGGCTAAAATACTCGATTCTAGCCTCCTTATCAGCAGGAGCGTTCTTTATAAAAGGTGGTTTCCATCCTTTTCTTTCATATAAGTACTCATATCCTCTCACCATACTCTCATCAGAAGTTAAATAGAACAAGTTTTTCCTGTCTCTAAGTTTTAGAGGGTCTATTCCTTCTGTCATTCTAGTATTAAAATAAGATTGATGTCCTAAAATACTTTGCATATAAAGTCTAATGTAATCAGCCCATACCTCTGGGTAACTTTTGTAAACACTATTACGTAATTTAAATTTTTCAGCTTTACTTACTTTATAATTTTTACTCATACCATGTAACATGTTATCAATTTCATATTGACCTTTTATTGCAGTAGCATTCTTATAATAACCTCTAATTATTTTATCCATATAATCAGTAAGTAAAACAGGTCGCTTGTCGTAACCAACCATATTAAATGTTCTATCACGTAGTGGTGCTGGCATAGAACCTTGTTCATCAACAGTAACTTCTAGATCTTTTTCTGTAATTTTAGAAAAGTCAGCTAATAAAATATCTTTTAAAGACAGGGAATCTCCCTGTTCCATAGCTTTATTCTCCATTTTATATTGCCATTTTTGTGCATTTTCAATTGCAACTTCTTCTTTTACACCATTAGCAACGTCTTCAGCTATTCTTCTTTCTGTTTCAGCCTGTATCCATTCTTTAATCTCTCTACGTGCACCTTTATTGTATCCAAAATTCATATGGGGCATGTATTCACTATATTCAAACTTGCCTATACTCTGATAATTCTTACGATTCTTTAAACGAAATTCTTTTAAATCTTTTATATTTTTTTTACCTTGAATTAGCTTTTCTAATTTATACTCATGTTGATAACGCTTAAATCCTTCTGTACCAACTAAATTAATAATTTCAGGAGATTCAAGATTCTTTTCTATAACATTTAATCTAAAATGTTTATGGTCAAATTGACCATCCTTATTCCATCTCATGTATTTATTTAATACACCACCTGTTCTTTTATACCAACCATCAAAATCAGAATCTAATTCCCATTTACCTTGATTATCTGATACTTTATTTTGATACCTGTCTTTAGTATAAATAAACTTATCTCCAACATGCTCAAAAAACTTAGTGACATGCTTGTCTAATGTTTCTAATTTTTTTAATTCCTTAACATCTGTAGGTCTATATCCCTCTTCTCTATATCTAAATAGTTCTTTAAATAATCTATGCTGCTCTTTAGCACTAAAATTATTTAAGTATTTAGTAACAGGATCTAAGAATTTTTGACTAAAGTTTTTATCTTTAGTAATATGCATTTCTGCTCTTTGCCAATATTTACCTATTGCACCTATAGGAGAAGTAAAATGATAGATAGGTTGTTCTTTTAT